GCAACACTGACTTTAACCGTTGCACCGCCTTGCACAATAGGCAAAACTTCTGTGCCAGCAAGAGGTGTTGTTGATGCTGTTAGCGCGGAGATTTTTTTGTCGGCCATGATACGTCCAATTAGTTAAACATTACTTCAATTTTAGAAGTAATAGGTGGTGCTTCTGAAAAAGTAAGTGATGTACCACTAACAGCGTATGTATTTTTGTTTTGATACACGCCATTGACATAAACAAAAGTGTATTCTTCGCCAAAAGATGTTGCCGCCAAAGTAAAAACAGTTGCACTGCCTGTGCCGGTAAAGTTTTGAATTTGATATGACGCAGCGCCGACACCAATAATATTATCGTAAGTTGCAATCAACACATCTGTTGAGTCTTTTAAAACAAATTTATATGTCTGCGAGGTAATCCAAATTTCGCCGCTAGGCACACGCCCTGCTGAATCCAAGATTATCGGGTTAGAGTGAGCGACATTACCCGCGCTACTTGTGTAACTAACTTGTGGCGTAGTTGTGCCTGCTGCGTAAGTAAATAGCTTGCCGCCGGCCAAAGGAACGCCGTTGTTAGAAAAAAACTGGGCTGCAACGCCGCCTACTGGGGATAAAAATACAGCCATGTCAAGGCTCCAAAAGAATCAAGCCGCCGTCTTCTTGGGTTAAATTTTCCCCAGACTCGGTAAGAAGATTGCTTGCAGAAGCACCGCTATCACGGGTGCCGGAGAATAGGGTCGCAATGCCGCCAAGCCCAATGGCTATGCTGTTACGCAGGGCGACACCGAAACTCATTCTTTATTCACCGGTTTGCAGTAAATTGATCCAGCATCCGTCACCTGAATAGCGCTCACTCTCCATAATCCGCCAGTACCATTGGGCACGGCAAACGGGATGGGCGTAAAAGCTGGAATCGGGGTGCTAGAAGTCGTAGCTACTGCACTTTCGCCGACTTCAATGTACGCAGGAGTAGTAGACCAGACGATAACGCCTTGTGGACCGGCATTCCATGTACTTGTATTGCCCGCTGTACCTGTGTACGCAACTGTCGCACCAGGGAAATCAGCTTTCGCCAATGGTTTAAGAAGTTCCATATTTAGCCCGTGTTGTTTTTAATTAAACAAATATTAAACATACTTGAGACAGAATTGTTAACGGCTGAACCTATTGCAGTCGCACCGATACAATTTTTCTCTGGAATAGCTGTTGGGTAGTCAAACACATACTGCACAACGCCGTTGTTTAGCGTTGTAATTGCGCCAACACGAACAATGTTATCTTCAGGTGAATGAACAAGAAGTTTTCCTGTGACTGCCGTACTACCAGACGCTTGCCCAGCCGTAAACAGTCCATAAATCAGAAAGCCCGTATAACCGGCTGGGACACAATAGTGACCCGTGGTACGGTTGTTATATCCAATTGAAATCATATCGTACAGCACCGCAGGGACGCCAGAAGTCACAGTTCCTGTGCCGACGTTAATATTGCCTGCATTTGCACCGCCAGAGCCTACGGAAGTTACCGTTAGCCCGTTGACATATAGATAACTATTGACAGTGTTGACCGCTGTCTGACCGTTCAATATAACCGTTTCAAACACTTCATCGTAGCTGCCGTTTAAGCCTGTGATAAGAACAGAGCGCGCGCCTGTGCCGCTAGGGCTTGCATCCGCAGCGTCGCTTGAACTTACCTTTAAAACAGAGGCAGCCGTAGGATGAGGTACCGTGCCGCCATCTGGCCACACTGATTCCTCAGAAGTATCAACATCAGGGTTGTAGCCAAATATTGTTATAGCTGAATGACCTTGCACTTGTCCACGCGCCACTTGTAGGGCAAAGTTTTCATTTTTGCCGTACTGAGTTTGCGAAACATAAGCTGTAGTCATGCTAAGAACCTTAATCGGTAGAGAGTCGTCAAATACAACTCAATGATATTATCCACCAATTGTTGCATGGTAGAGTCGTCTTTATCACAGATTTTATACCGATTAGCCTCAATTTCCTTTAATTGTCCTTCTAAAAATTCAACCACATTTGCAGTCTTTTTAGCGGAACTCAAAGAAATTGCGCCCATCAAGCCATTTCGCCCCTGATAGGCTTCAGCAAATGCGTCTGCACGTTCAATGATATTCTCATAAAACTTTTGCAGTGCTTTGTGCTTGGAATAGCTGCGAGTATTCAAATGCACAGAGTGGGTCACATCCCGTGCAAGAAACAACATACCTACAAAATCGCAAGCTTTCATTGTTGTGGCTCCATTGGAGGCATCATTTGTTCTTGGGGCATCTGCTCCATTGGCATCTCAAACTGCTCACGCTGCGGTGCGCCACCAATCAGATCACCAGTATCTAAGGCAGCAGCAATGGTGCCGTTGACAATATCTTGAATCTGCTCGAAAGTCATGCCAGCTTGGACAGCCGAAATGCGCTTGGTTTCAGCATCAAATGCCTTGATTTGTGCCTCATAATCCGCACGTTGCTGCTCTTGAATCTCGACAGACTTGCCAATATTCTGGAGCATACTCATCATCTGCTCCATTTCTTGGTTCATCGCATCCATCTGCATCTTGGCAGCTTGCATCTCAGGCGAGTCGTCGCCGCCTTCCATGATCTTAGGATCAATCGTCTTAGCAAAGCGCTTGGACATCTCATCCGCACCAGGCCAATCCATGTTCTTAATGAACAAGTCGCCAGCCACCGCCCACAACTGTGGGTTGCCTTGCAGCAATTGAGCCATCGCTTCCAACGCTTCCTGACGCTTGGTCATATAGCTTGGACCGGTGGTCACGCAGACATCATAACGACCGACGTTCAGGTTGTAAATCTTTTCGATCACAATACCCTGTTGATCCCTGATCTTATTGACCGGCATCGGTTGATTAGGGTTTACCTTAATAATGTCTGTCTCGCCATCCACACCAATAATGCGGGCGATACGCTCAGTGTCATAAATCTTAGGCGCTAAGTCCACGATCTGACGTGTGATATAGCGCACAGCACGGGCGAGGTTATCAACATAGTGATAAGTACCGACATCAGCCTGACGCTCACGCGCCAAGATCGCTTTGCCCGAACGCTCGTTAGAAGTTTGACCAAGACTTGAGTCATACTGACCGGTCGTACCCTTGATGTCATCACTTGCACCCATCTTAGCTTGAATCAAACCGGTTTGGGGAAGTGGTGGGGGCGCGCGTTGTGGCAAAGGCAGAACACCACCGGCACCGTCGGTCACATCGGGATTTACTTCCAGATATGGCCAATTGGTCGTGTTGGCAGTCTTCCACTGCATCTCGTAGCCTTCAAACTGACCACCGTAGCCAATAAATGGGGCTTTGGGTGCCAAGGCTAACATCTCAGCTTCTTGGCTCGTCCAATAGTTGTACATCCGCTGCGCATCTTTTGCGTTACGCACGATGCCAGAGACATAAATACGACCGTCAACCTCAAATTCGTTACCGACCACACGCACCACAGGGATGCTTGAACCCGCCCAATCTTGCGACTCAAGAATCTCAAAACCGTTGATTTTGCACCATTTGACCTTCTTGATGTCCACGGTTCTGGAGCGAATTGGCTTCATGCCGGTCGCAGCCATCTCCATGTCTTCAACCGAGCCTTTCATGGCGCTTACATTGCCGTAGTACAGGTTGAGCGTGGCTTTCTCATGCTCAATGTAGAAGTACTCAGCAATACGCACTGTATTCTCGCTCACCCACTGCGAGATAGACGCATCGCCCACACCTTGCGCCATCATCGAGGATATTGGCTGCGAATTAGGGAACTGACGCTCGTATTCAGCTTTAGTCAGGTCTTCGGTAATGAAACACCACTGCGCATCCGAGCCACAAGGGTCTTGGATGGTGGGGTCCATGTAAACGGAAAACGAATTACGAATACGACCAATCTTGATGTCTTGGTTAAAGCTATTGTCGTCGCAATATTCGGTCAACAGACGGATATAGCCTTCGCCGTACGCCACTTGGTTCTCACACGCCGTGTCATACGCCACATCCGCATCAGAGATGTACTCTATATGGCGTACAAGCCCATCAAATATCTCAGCGACCTCGACATCCGCCTTATCGTCCACGGGAATGACTTTTCCACTAGGGCGATTTTGGCGCTGGTCGTTGGTGACTTGTCTGACGTGCTGGGGGAGTTTATTGATAGTGAGGCAGGGTCGTGCGTTGATGGTTTGACCTTGTACTGAGCCGCGCGTCGCTAATACATCGGCTGGCCACTGCCATTGGTTGTCCGGACTTCCGGCATAAAAGCGCAGATCGTCCAGTTCATCCTCTCGGCTCTCAGAATACGCTGATACAGCCATTGTAAAGCGGCTTTTGGCAATCGAGATGATGTCTTTGTCTTTCATACAGTCCCTATTACGTCCTTGTCTTTCATAACAAGCAGACCATCAAACTCTTGGTCAATTGTGCCACTATACATGATGTGGTCACCAACCGATACCATGAGTGGTCGGTTTGATCCTTTCTTGCCAGGACCCACTGCCATCACCACACCCGTGCGCATATCTTCTTCGGGCATGATAATTAATCCAGACTGCACAAACGGATCGGGCTTGACTGCAATGTTATCGTTTAATAGTCGGATCATTTCTTCTTTGCCGTCTTAGCTGAGTCTTTGAAGTCTTTGGCAGTTGGTGCGTTTTTGCTGCCAACTTTGTTCATCTTTTCGCCGGAACCCGCCTTGATACGGGCTTGTTTGGCGTGGATATTTGCGTACAGTCCAGGTTTTGTAGCCATGATTAACATTTCCATCGTTTAAGGGAAGCTTTCGCACGTTCGCCGTCTTTTGCATTGGCAGCGACCGCGCCCATTCTTGCACAAAAGGACGCCTTGCGTCCCGCATCAGCCTTAGTCTTTGGGTTTGGTGCTGGTGCTTTTAAATTTGATCCTGTTGCGGCATTGTATTTCTCACGACCTTTGGCGGTCAACCCCGCGCCCTGCTTTGCGGGTAGCTTCTCGCCTCGACCAACTGATAATGACACTGATTTCTTAGCCATTACGATCCCATCCATGAGGTGGCCATGCCACTTTGTGCGTAACTTCGCTGTCTAACCTTTGTACTCGTCTCTCTATGCGCGACCGAAAACGCAAACGTCACACATATCGCATCTGCGGCGTCTGGTGAGGCTAGACCCCTTGCGCGCATATCCTTTTTTGATTCTAAAAAGATCGTACCCTTGGAGTCCGGCTTCATTATAGGTGATATTAAATCAGTTTTAAGCACTCTGTCACTAGGAATCGACGCAGTTTTTAACCATTGACGCATTTCGCCCCACATTTCAGCGCGTTTGTTGCCATACATCAGTGCGTTTTTGGAGCGACTGCCAAAATTCACCCCCCGAATCTTGTAGCGCTGTTCTTTTAGACGATCCACCACGCCCCCGCCCACGCCACCTTCATCGACCACCACCATCGCAGGCTGATATTCCTCAATACACTCAATGACATGACCCACGACCGTCATCGTGTCATCACCCTTGAAGCGTTTGATGGCGATAATGTCGCGCCCTTGACGGATGGCGATCACCGTTGAGTCCGAACCAAAGCGCGCTGGGTCAACCCCCACGATAATGGGCGCGGAGTCGTCCTTGTAGCGGGGGCGTTTCATTGCGTCGTCCACGATTAAGCTGGATATAAACTGATCGTCCCCCGCCGCGGGAAACGAGCCATAGACCTCGACTGCCGCTTGACTAGAATCGGCACCATACTCATCTATGATCTGCTGATAGACTTGCTTGTCCGTACCCTCGACCGTTCTAGCGTCTACAATCTTCGTCGTCCAGAAGTCACGTTTGGAGTTAAAGCACTCAAAGAAGTAGCCAGTGTTGCGACGGGGGTTTGAGAACGCCATCCAAAAACGGTTTGGCGTGTTCTCGGTAAAGAATCCAGATGTCACCGCCCAGATCGAGTCATCGATACCAGACGCCTCATCAAAGATTACCATCACACCGTCGTAGTTGTGGACACCGGCGTAGGAGTCAGGATTCTCTGCCGACCACAATCTGCCTTCCACTGACCAGTAGCGCGTACCCTTCTTTAAGTCCCGCTCGACTAGTTCCGTAATCCACTTAGCAGGCATGAGTCGAGTCGCTGATACTTCAAACCAGTGGCTGTTAAGTGACATCGCCAACCACTTAGTAATCTCCGCCCAGGTTACTGAGCGGAGTTGGGACTCGCTGTTGGCTGAGATAATAGTGGTCGAACCGATTCGGGTGGAAAGCATCCAGATGGTCAACCATGACACTAACGCCGACTTACCAATACCACGACCAGAGGAGGTGGCCAAGCGTAGCGTGTCAAAGTCAACTTTGCCATTGTTCTGTTTAATATGGTCTTTGAGAGCGATCAACACCTCACGCTGCCATTTGCGTGGTCCCGTAAAGTTAGCCAGAGGTGTGCCCTGCACACCCCACGGAAACGTATACAACACAAATGCTAGGGGGTCATCCTTGATCGCGGGCGACCAGAGACGGGACATGAGCGTCATCTCTTCAGTGGGGCTATAAAGAGTACTCTGCATTAGAGGTACGCCTTTTGGGACTGATTCCCTTGGAGGATTAATGTGGGGGAGTAGACAGTTGTTTGCATAGGCGGATTGTAAATGAAAGTGTGGTAGCTGAGAAAGATAATAAAAAAAATAAATTGTTTGTGGACCGTGCGCACACACATACCCCCCACGCCAGGGCCCTACCCCCCCCTTCCTTGCTGCGGCGCAGCATTTTGCTGCACTGCGTCACGCCTGCGCTAAGGATTCATTAGCTAGCTAAGACTAGCTGAGTTAAGCAACACTTAACACACACACTAAGTCTAGCTTTATATTGCACTGCACAATGCTGCACTGCACAATGCTGCGATGCAGCATGGCATGATGCAATGCAACATGGCACGATAGCATTTGCCTATTGATTATGGCAAAGCGATAAATATATATATTGATTAATAATGCGCACAACGTGCTTTTTTGTGAGACTATATGTATTCCTAACCTGGTAAACCAAACAAAAGGACTACATCATGATTACGCTAAACACTAATACAGCAACATTCTACCTTCACGACGACGGCACAGTGTGCGACGCGCCTGAAGGCAATGCGCTATTCGGTAACGTCGAAGCTAACGTATTGTTTGACACGTTAGAAGCTTTCCTCGCTACAAATACTGTTACGTCAATTACTAGCGAAGACGGCTACAAGTTTGCCGTGACTAACGACGTCGTCTTTAACGACGACATGAGTTTCGATTCACTGCAATCTGCTGTGGAGGCTTTGCAATCATGAAATCAAAATACATTATTCAATTTGACCGTCGCGGCAAGTACGGCATTCGTGTATGCACAATGTCCGGCATTGCGATGGGATACTTTATGCACATGAATGACGCTATCGCTTGGTGCGAAGCAAACTAACCCTAACCTGATTCAATCAACAAAGGATTACATCATGAGAACAAAACTAAGCGCCGAAGGCATCAAGCTTGTCGTTGACTATTTAGAAAGTAACGACATTGAAATTGACCTAATAGACATTTGTCGATATTGGGTAGAGGAAAGGCCGGACTATGTCGCACACGAATACGGCCTGAAAAAATCGGATCCGATTTTTTTGGAAAGCGACGTGATAGAAACCCTAGAATTTAAAACCATGTACGCCGGCAAAACATCTAAGGGTATGCTAGTTTATTTTGCCGATTAGTAAAAACACTATTACTCATTCTGATTTATCAAACCGAGGGAATACCATGACACAACGCATCACCGACAAGCAGCTAGATTCACTTTGTAGCCTCATTAACGCACTTACTAACAGCCCCCAAGAACCTTGGGATAATGGT